GCTTAAGAAAGCTTGGGAACACGATTATTTTACTAGCTGTCTTCCTTTTGCACAAAAAGGAGAGGCTGTTCAACTACCATTATTAGACGGAAATGGAACAGTTACCCAAGTACCTTGGTCAGGAATACCACAAGCATATCCTCAGTTCACAAATGTTGATGGTACGGTAGTTACAACAAGTGCAAATATTTCTAAGACACCTACTCGAATTAATGAAGACCTTACAAATTCACCTGTTTCTTATAATCCAAACGGAACACTAGAAGTAGATATAAATGGAGAGGCCACCACAATTAATACATTACGAAGAGCCTTTAGACTCCAAGAGTGGTTAGAAAAAAATGCGAGAGGTGGTACTCGATATATAGAAAATGTATATGCACATTTCGGTAAAAAATCATCAGACAAACGTTTGCAACGACCTGAATATATAGGAGGAAATAAGCAAACAATGAAGATTAGCGAAGTATTAAGTACTGCACAAACAACGGACCAAAATTCAAATGATATTCCCCAGGGGAATATGGCTGGACACGGAATTACTTATGGAAGTTCCAATACACAAACATACGTGGCAGAAGAACACGGTTATATTATGTCATTTATATGTGTAATACCAAAAACCAGTTATTATCAAGGTCTTCACCGTATGCATCAAAGATTCGATAAACTAGATTATGCTTGGCCTACATTCGCAAATATAGGAGAGCAAGAAGTAAAAGTAAAAGAATTACGAAACGATGTAGGAACAGAAGAAGATTTAAATGAGTTATTTGGATATATACCTCGGTATAGTGAATACAAATTTATGCAAAATTCAATAGCTGGAGACATGCGTTCAAGCTTAGAGCATTACCATCTAGCTAGAAAATGGGAACTTGACGATTTACCTGCACTTAACGAGGAGTTTATAGAAGCAACACCTGACAAAAGGATATTTGCTGTTACAGATGATACAGTACATAGTATATATGCACAAATATTCCATAACATACAAGCGGTACGAAAATTACCAAAATACGGAGTACCCACGATTTAAAAAATGATACGTTGCCATTATCCGTTCTACCCCAAAACAACGAACGGAAAAGCACCGATACCTCTACCATGTGGAAGATGTGCTTATTGTAAAAAAAGGCGTGTATCAAGTTGGGTCTTTCGCTTACTAGAGGAGGAGAAAATCAGCTCCTCCTCTTATTTTGTAACACTTACATATCATAATAGACATGTACCAATAACTAAAAAAGGATACCTTACCCTGGTAAAAAAAGATTGGCAAAACTTTATGAAACGATTACGTAAAACTCAAAAAGAAAAAATTAAATATTATGCAGTTGGAGAATATGGAACTAAGAATAATCGTCCTCATTACCATGCTATTATCTATAACCTTCGTGATGCTGAAACACTTGCTAAAAGTTGGCAAGCTATCGAACCCCATTCAGGTAAAAAGAGCCAAATTGGTTCAATCTATATTGGCACCGTTACTGGTAATTCTATTGCTTATACTACTAAATACATCGACAAACCTAAGCGTATCCCATTACATAAAAATGATGATCGACTACGTGAGTTTAGTGTTATGAGTAAAAATTTAGGAAAAAATTATTTAACTCCCTCAATTATAAAATACCATAAAGCCGACCTTTCACGTATGTACGTTACTATGTTAAGCGGAAGAAAGATAGCAATGCCTAAATATTACAGAGATAAAATCTTTACAGATTATGAAAAGGAAATACAGCGAGATATGATAAAAGATATTGAATTAGACGAAAGAGATGCACTACATAAAAAATACTTTGAATTATACGGAAAAAATAATACCTTTAAATTCTATGATTATTTAGAGGCCCTAAAAAATGGAGAACACAACACATTTTATCACGAACAAAAACAAAGAAAATGATTTGTAGAAATAACTATAATTACAAGCAACATAAAACGCCAACACCCGAAACGGCAAATTTACCAAGTTTGGCAATCCCCGACCAAACACTAGGACTAAAAGAAATGATACAACGACACGCCAGCGGTCGAGAAATTACGCAGTTGGTCGGAATGTATCAAGAAGACGGAAACTATGATGAATTACTTGCTCACGTTGAAACAATGAGCGAAATAGATCGTATTGAATATAGCCGAACACTAAAGAAAGAAGTCCAAGAAGGATTGGCACAATACAAAAAAGATACTGCAAAAAGAGAAAAAGCAGCTGCTAAAGCTAAAAAAGATGCAATTGCAGCCCAATTGGCTGAAAGTGAAAAAGCACTAGCAGCAGCAAAAGAGATAAAAGAATAAAAGCCTTTTTTGAAAAAAAACACCTAGCCGTCGGCAGACACACACGGTAGCTAGAACGTGGTTTACCACGTTATCGCGGCAAAGAGCAAAAGAGCTCTTAAAAGACCGCAAAACAAGGGAGAGAAACGACCAAAGCATTAATAACCCTTGATTACTTAATGCTAGTTGACACCTCAACTAAAAAAAATTAAAAAAGAGGGCTAAAAAAACGAGCAAATAAAACGATGTAGCGTAGCGAAATAAGAGCAAAAAAGCGAGTAATAAATGCCCTCAATTTAATAAACAAAAAAAAAAAATTACTTATGGGGTTTACACCAGAAGAAAAAAGCGGTCTAGTTGGCGCAGCCACACAAGGAGCTGTTGCGATAGGTCAAGGTATAGGAGCAGGAGCGAGACAAAAAAGAGCAAGAAAATGGCAATTGGAAGATTGGGATAGAGTTAATAAATACAATCATCCACAGGCACAAATGCAACGATTAAAAGAGGCAAAGTTAAATCCTAATTTAGTTTATGGACAATCATCAGGAGCAGCTGGAGGTAACGCAGATGCAATTAATACATATACACCTGACACAAGTGCTGGAGAAGAAGTAGCCACTGGAGTTGGTTCAATTCCAACATCCTCATTCGATGCAATGATAAAAAAAAGTACAAATGATAAAATTCAAGCTGATATTAAAAAAACTCAGGCAGAAACGAGTAATACGATTCTTAACACCTTACATTCAAGTTTTAAAACGTCGGGTCTTAGAGAATTTACTTTCGAAAATCAAATCAATGATGCCACCACAAAAGAAAGACAATTAGGTATACTTGATACAAATTACAATTTGGGACTACAAACTTATAGGTCTAAAATTGACCAAGCCAGGTTAAAAACAAAAAGAGATAAATTAGATACAGATTTAAAAAGTTTTGGCTTAGATGGTCAAAACGTACCTCCTTATTTAAAATTATTATATTTAAAAAGAAGAACCGTAGAAGGAATATTGCAAAAAGATTATCAACTATTAGGAGATATATTCAATGATAGCAAAACGTGGGTTCCATATTGGAAAGAAAAAGCTAAAGAAAAGGCTATGAATTGGAAACCAACTAAAATGTATTTACGAAAATATAAAAATCAATAATTATGAGAAAATCAAGAAAAAAATACGGTAGACGAAAAAGAAAATTTAAGCGGGGATATTCCCGCAATTTATCAGTTAAACGTGGAGGAATCCGCCTTTAACAAAAAACCCAACAATTATGGAAGATTACACGAATTATTTAAAAGATGCTTACAAATGGTACAATGAGACTAAACAACTCGAAACCAAAACACGTAGGCAATTACAAGCTATTCTTATGATAGAAGAGCGCCACAAATTATCTATATTAGAAGAGTATGAAGAATTTGCTTTTGATACTCAACTTAGTACAGATACAAAAATTACAAAACTTAAAAAACAGAAATAATGGGAAAAACACGTAAATCGAGTATATTCGATACTGTACAAATGAAAGCTCCTAGTAGTTCATCATTTGACCTATCACACAACAAAATATTTTCTCTAGATATGGGAAAATTAGTACCTACTTTAGCACTAGAAGTATTACCAGGTGACAAATTTAAATTGAACCAAGAAAATTTCCTAAGGTTTGCACCTTTAGTATCTCCAGTAATGCACCAGATTAATGTCCGTACTTATTCATTCTTTGTTCCCACTCGGCTATTATGGTCAGAGTGGGAAGATTGGATAACTGGAGAAAGTACTGTTGAAGCACCTTATATTACTGGACTTACAGAAGCAAATGGATGGGAAACTGGAACACAAGCAGATTATATGGGAATACCCGCATCATCAGCAGGATTTACTACGCAAAAAATATCACCTATGGTATTTGCTGCATACTACAAAATATATGACGAATACTTTAGGGACCAAAATCTAGTAGACAAAAAATTTATACCTCTTACGGCAGGGGATAATTCTTCTAACTATTTAAGTATTGCTACAAGTGAACCGCTTAAGAAAGCTTGGGAACACGATTATTTTACTAGCTGTCTTCCTTTTGCACAAAAAGGAGAGGCTGTTCAACTACCATTATTAGACGGAAATGGAACAGTTACCCAAGTACCTTGGTCAGGAATA